CCGACAGCTGGGCCAGGTCCAGAAACAGCCCCAGTTGATCAAGGGTACACTATTGGTTCTCTTCTAGATCAATCCCAACCGCAACCACCCTCAAAGGCACAGCGCATAGGGCAGCTTAAGGCTCAAGTGAGAGCTTTAGAGGATCAAATAAGGCAAATAATGCTCCAAATTCGGGAACTAAAAGGAGGTGGGCGCTCATGGGCTCCGGAAGCTCCTCCTGGCATTGGGATGAATCCACCAATTACACCTTGGATGCCTCCGGGGGGCTAATGTGGCCTTCGCAGCGGGCAAACTTACATGGGGAATTTGTGATACGTGCGGGCAACGCTATCGCTTAAGACAGCTTAAAGAACAATGGGACGGCTTTAAGGCATGTCCCGAATGCTTTGACCTTAAACAGCCGCAGTTGGATCCTCCCCCTGTTGGGGCAGATCCTGAAGCGATTTTAAACCCCAGGCCCGATCGCACGGAACCAGCGGCCGTGTCCATGTTAACCAGTAACCCTCTTCTATCCACGGCATCGAGTGCGGTTATTAAAGTATTTCAGGATGATCACGGCAAATCTACGGGGGATAAGGTACGCTTTAGAAATGTGGAAGCTTTTGATGGCTTTACTGTTGATACGTTACAAGATCCAGATGGTTACTCCATAACTAAGGTAGATGCCGATACCTATACATTTAGTGCAATTGCAGGGACGGGAACAGTAGGTGCAAGAGGCGGAGGGCCTTTTGTCACAGTGGGTCCTGCACAGGCTTTATTGCCTTTGAATCCTTTCCGGAGCGGAGCTGCCGGAGTCAACACAGTTATTTCTGTGACCGAGTTTAAACACAATCGGACCACGGGCGATACCGTGCGCTTTAGATCGACTGAAGCTTTTGACGGGGTTACAACAACCGTGCTTGAAAGCGCAAGTGGGTATACAATAACCGTCGTGGATACAAACGAATATAATTTTACATCAACGGGTACAGCTACCACGGGAGATATTGCCGGTGGTGGTAGTACCGCAACAGCGGGGCCAGTATAATGAGTTGGACTTACACTACGTTAAAAACGGCTATTCAGGACTATGTAGATAGTTCTGAAACTACTTTTACCACTAATCTACCTGTTTTTATTAAGGAAGCGGAAGAAAGAATTTTAAAAAATACCCAGTTAGCTGTCTTTCGTAAAAATGTAACGGGAACGGGAACTTCGGGAAATACTTATTTAGCTACCCCTTCTGATTTTTTAACTCCTCTAAGTCTAGCGGTATTGGATAGCGATAGTGCGTATAACTTCTTATTATTAAAACACGTTACTTTTGTCAGGGAATATATCCCAACAGCGTCTACAACCGGTGCCCCTAAATATTATGCTATTTTTGACGACAATACCTTTATTTTAGCCCCTGCACCCGGTTCTGATTTTACCTTTGAACTGCACTATCTTTATCGTCCCACCTCTATTACATCCTCCTCAGACGGAACCAGTTGGATAGGGACCAACGCACCCGATGCGCTTCTTTATGGAAGCCTCGTAGAAGCGGCTACTTTCTTAAAATTAAATCTGGAAGAGCTTCAAATGTTTGAGGCACGATTTGTTGCTGCGGTTAATGGTGTAAAAGGAATGTTAGAAGAAGGTGTCAATAATAAGGATGAGTATCGTTATGCTAGTTCTATTGGCACAGTTCCAAGGGAACAATGATAAAAACTCCTATTCCTGAATTAAAAGGTAAAAATATAGCTATTCTTGCCATGGGTAATAGTCAATTGGACTATCACAAAATGGTTACACACAGTAAAAAATTTGACGAAGTGTGGGCTATAAATGCCATGGTAGGCGTTTTAAAAAGAATAGACAGGGCCTTTATTATGGATCCCGTAAGTCGTTTTTTTGACACAAATGACGCAGGTAATATGACGACGATGATGAAAGAGACTCTTCCTACAATTGAGTATCCTATTTACACCTGTGAATTGGACAAAAGAGTTTCAGCCCTGGAAGAATACCCTATTGAAACTATAGTCAAAGACCTTAATTGTGGATATTTTAATAACACGATTGCCTACGCTATTGCTTTTGCTCTATGGAATCAGGTTGGTGGTGTTAATATGTTTGGAGCAGATTTTACTTATAAAGGTAATTTATATTTTGCCGAATCGGGGCGAGCTTGCTGTGAGTTCTGGTTGGCAAAGTGTATGGATGAAGGTATTATTGTTCAAGTAGCTGTAACGTCTGGACTGTTAGATGCGGATGTGCCCCTTCAAGAAAAAATGTACGGGTATCATAGGCTTGAAGATCCTTTTGTTACTTATATGGTAGAAGATAAATTAAAGATTTGTAGATGGTCAGAAGTGGAAAAACAAAAAGCGATTCCCATAGGTTTAGTGGGAAGAAAAGATGGACAAATAGAAGAGGGCTTAATTGTGGAACCTGAGAAATACTAATGTTATCATTTGAAACAGAGACAAAAGTTGGAAATCTTGGGGTTATTACAAAAGATCACAGGGGTCATTCGGTAGAGGAAATTGCTAATATGGCAACGGATAAAATAATCTCTATCAGTAAAACTGCCCCTGCACCCATTAGGGAACAAGCACATGTTTTTAAAGAAACATGCAAAAAAGTTATTGTGTATTATATGCAAGAAGCGGTGAACAACCACATGTGTACTATATGCAATGCGCTAGAGAAACAAGGTCAAAAAGACCTAGCTAATATTATTAGGAGAATATAATGGCGATAACACAAGCAATGTGCACGTCTTTCAAAAGTGAGTTGATGACGGCTACGCATAATTTTGCGACTAATGGAAACACATTTAAGCTGGCTCTTTATACCAGTTCAGCGACTATGAGTGCTTCCACTACTGCTTATACAACCAGTCAGGAAGCGACAGGTACTAATTACACAGCAAAGGGAGGCACTTTAACTAAAGTAGCTCCGACTACATCCGGGACTACTGCGTTCACGGACTTCGCTGATTTAACATTTGGTACTTGTACGATTACCGCGAGAGGATGTATGATTTTCAACGACACGGCTTCAGGGGATCCTGCGGTTGCGGTTTTTGATTTTGGTGGAGATAAAACCTCCACGGCTGGTAGTTTTACAATTTCTTTTCCAACCGCAGACGCAAGTAACGCTGTCATAAGAATAGCGTAAATTTAGCCCATGGCTAATATCACCGGCTGGGGTCGGAGTACCTGGGGCTCAGGTACTTGGGGTGAACCTGTACCTGTTGAATTAACAGGACTGGCAGGAACTTCAGCGCTGGGGTCGCTTACTATTACGGCAGACGCTAATGTTAGCGAAACAGGATTAGCAGGAACCTCTGCGCTTGGTAGTATAACTGCAACAGGTGCAGCAAACATTTCCCTCACGGGACTAGCTGGTACAGGTGCAGTAGGCACTATCACTGCTAGAATTCCTATCACAGTCTCTCTTACGGGACTGGCAGGAACTTCAGCACTAGGTACGGTAGTTGCTAACGGAGCAGCACTTACAGGAGTTTCAGGCACAGCTTCTACAGTATCTCAGGGGGATGAAACGGTTACCGGTGCGGCGAATGTTTATCCTACGGGATTAGCAGGAACGTCAGCACTAGGCAGCTTAACTTTAGTAACTAATAATATAATATCGGTTACAGGATTAAGTACCACAGGCGAACTTGGCTCTTTAACCGTTACTATAGGGGTAGACATTTCCTTAACGGGAGTTTATGGTACAGGAGAAATAAGTGGTCTTACTGTTTGGTCGGATGTTGTGCCAGGGGTAACAACAAATTGGTCAGGGGTAGATCCAGATCAAACCCCTGCCTGGAAAGAAGTGGCTTAACTAAAATGAAAAAAGATACTATAATCAATGAGCATGGAGAATAAACTATGGCAACATACGTAAATGATTTAAGACTTAAAGAAATCGCTACTGGTGATGAGTCGGGAACGTGGGGTACATCCACGAATACGAACCTCGAACTGATTGGAGAAGCCTTTGGTTATGGAACCGAAGCACTTTCTGATGCTTCTACTGCTACGATTACGATGGCAGATGGAACGGCAGATGGAGCCAGAGCTTTATATTTAAAACTAACAGGCAGCTTATCACAGGCTTGCACGGTAACTTTAGCACCGAATACGGTTTCTAAAACCTGGGTAATTGATAACGCAGCAGGTGATACGGTTACTATTAGCCAAGGAAGCGGTGCTAATGTAGCTATATCCAGTGGCTCGGTAAAAGTAATTACTACTGATGGAGGAGGTTCAGGTGCAGTAGTTTATGATATTTTAACCGATCTTGAATTAGCGGGAACAACAACCGCAGTAACTTTTACAGCGAGTGGTGTCATTACAGGAGCAACTGTAGAGGCAACAGGCGATACTTCGGCAGGGGACAATGCTGCTATTGGTTATACCAGTGCAGAGGGGTTAATCCTCACAGGGCAAGGAAGCACGAATGACGTTACCATTAAGAACGATGCGGATGCAGACGTAATAACGATTGCCACAGGAGCTACCAATGTAGATATTGTCGGAGACGTAACCGCCTCTACCGTGAACGCAGACGGAGATACGGCTGCCAGTGATAACGCAGCGATGGGCTATACTTCGGCTGAAGGTTTAATCCTTACAGGACAAGGCTCTACTAATGATGTAACTATTAAGAATGATGCCGATGCTGATGTCATAACGATTGCGACAGGCGGAACGGCTGTTGATATTGTTGGGGATGTTACTGCTGGAACGGTAAATGCCGATGGCGATACCTCTGCTGGCGATAATGCCACAATGGGTTACACCAGTGCTGAAGGGCTAATTCTTACGGGACAAGGTTCTACTAACGATGTCACGATTAAAAATGACGCAGATGGAGACGTTATTACTATTCCAACTGGAGCGACAGGGGTAACTTTTGCTGGAGCAGTTAGCTTTCCAGACGGTTCTGCTGGCTCTCCTTCAATTACGAACACAGGTGATACCAACACAGGGTTGCTCTTTAGTGCAGCCGATACGTTGTCCTTCACTGCAGGGGGAACGGCTCAATTCACAATGGCAGATGGGCTAATTGCTCCTGTTACTAACAACGATATTGACTTGGGT